CATTTTTTCACCTGAACGTGATGCCTCCGGACGCCGGCACGTTCATGGTGGGCGATCTCAGCTACATCGGCAATGACGATCGTGATCTTAGCGTGCTTTACCTGGTTAAGGTTTGGATGGGCGTGCTGTGGGTTTATCACTGCATCGCGGGCCACTGGGATGCCGACCAGTGCTGCAATGAGATCCTGGGCGCCATCATGGAGCACCGGCCACAAGCCGTATGGCTGGAACGCTTTCTCGGCTGGGACGCTTACAACAAAATTCTTACCACCAAGGCGCAGGCGGTTGGCCTGTATCAGCTGCCGGTGGACTGGCGCAAGCTGGACCGGCGCCCTGACGCGAAGATCCTGCGGATCGGCACGCCGCTCTCGTGGATGACGGACCGCAAGCTGTTCCTGTTTGCCGGCATGCCTTATTACGACAAGCTGGTGAGCCAGCTCAAGAAGTGGCCATCGATTCCTCATCACGATGATTTTGGCGACGCCCTGGGGCACGCCTGCGAAGTTCCGCACGGCGCCGGAGGCATTCCAGCACCACGCGAAACCGTAAATTCCATGGATTTAATCCGGCAGCTTCACGCTGACAACCTTGAACGCGCGAATGCGCAGATGGGCGGCGGAGGCACGGGCACGGGATTGGTTAGCGGTTAAAGGAGAGAGAGCAATGCCAACATTCAAAGCGGGAGAAATTGTCCAACTCAAATCGGGCAGCCCAGATCTCACAGTCATAACTCAGCAAATGGATATGGTCATCTGCAATTGGTTCGATGGAGCAACGCTGCTACAAGGACATTTTCAAGCTGAAACCTTAAACAAAAAATAAATGTCTTCAACTCCACAAATTCGGATCCTTGACCTGCCCGGCGTGCGCGAGATCAACGCGGAAGCCGCAGGAAGCCAGTTCAAACCTGACCAGGTCGGCTTTCCTGATCAGGACCGCTCGGATGCGTCCATGCTTATGGAAGCGCGGGGCAACCGCATGCTGGCGGAGGGATTCATGGCCGGCCGCGGGCTGGCGGCGCAATGGGATTTTACCGGCATCATCCTGCGCGCATTTGTGGAGCCGGTGAAGTGGCGCGGGTCCGATCAGTATCGCAGCAGCCTGGGCATTCCGCTGCTGGCAGAAAACTTTTATTCCTCGCTTTCGGTTTTTCAGCAGCAACTATTTTCCAGTTACGAGCCGTTCAAGATCGAAGAGACCGTCGCCTCGACCATGGACGTGGCCAACGCCATGCAGGCGTTGTTGCAGGCGCAGCTGGAGACCGCGGCGCCGTTCGGATCGTCTTTTAAGCAAGAGGTCCGGTCCGTAGCTTATGAAGCATTTCTGCTCGGGACCGGCGTCGGCATCATGAGCTGGCAGCAGCGCACAGTCAAGAAAGAGAAGCTGCGCCTGAAAGCCGGCACAACGCCAAAGTCGATCGCTCTGAACGATGATGGAGCAACCGCAACGGTCCATCCCGGCGATGATGCATACGAGCGTTATCCGGAAAGTTATACCTACAACCATCCCACGTTTGAGCATGTGCCGCTGCGCCGGGTGCGCGTGGCGCCGGATTGTTATCGCGGTAACATCCGCACGGCGCGCTGGCGCGGGCGCGTGCTTTATTTGAACGCCTACCAACTCGATGAGTTTCGCGACTGCGAAGGCTTCAAGATCCCAACGCGTAATGAATTTATCGCGCTGACCACGCCGCAGAAAGATACCGCTTCGCAAAACGTGCTGGACACGCAGAGCGGGACCACTAGCGCGGTATTGCAGCGCTGGCCCACGGCGCCTCAGTCGGCTTATCCGGAATGGATGAGCCAGGCATCTACCATCGATCCGCTGGCGCAGCCGTTTGAAGTTTTCGAGTACTTCACCAACAACCGCAAGTGCTGGATCCTGGAAGGGCAGGCCTGCATCATGAACCTGCCGCATGACGGGCAGGACATGGTGAGCTTCACCTTCCGCGACGCGCCTGATTCCTTTTTTGGCTACGGCATGGGCATGTGGCTGGCGGACTTCCAGCGCATCGCGCAGGGCGTGGTGAATTATTACTTTGACGATTTGAACCTCAACTTGGCCGGCACATACACCTCTGAGATGGGCATGGACAACATGGCCCAGGCAGCCTGGATCTATCCCGGCAAGGTTTTCAAGAAGACGGGCGCGACCGGACTGGAGCCGATGAAGCGCAACAGCACCGGCAACGATCCGCTGCAGATCATCGCGCAGGTCAAGAGCTGGGGCGCCAGCATTACTGGCGCCGGCGCTGCCACGCAGGGAGCGAACCCCGGCGCCACCGGCGACATGCGGACCGGCGTCGGCGTGCAAACGCTTGCACAAGGCGAAGGCATGAAGATGCAGGACCTGATCGACCAGGCCTGCGACCTGGTGCTGATCCCTTTCCTGAAATATTGCGTGGAGAATGTGAAGCGGCTCACGCCGCAGCAGCTCCGCCAGATGCTGAATGACACGCTCACCGCGGCGCTCAAGGCCGATCCGGTGGACATGATCAATGCCAGCTACAAAGTCAGCATCTCCGCGGGCTCGCGGCTGCAGGCGCGCAACGCGCTCAACCAGAGCCTGGGGTACATGCAGAGCATCCTCCAGCAGCCAGGCCTCACGGACCAACTGGCGGTGCAGGGCGTAAAGATCGATTACAAAGCGCTTTTTGGGGCGCTCTTCAAATCGAACGGCTTCCCGTATCAGTACGAAATCATCGTTCCCATGTCGGACGAGGACAAGCAACGCTCGGCCGAGCAGCAGGGACAAACCAAAGCCGCGCTGGACCTGGCCAAGATCACGGCCGGCACGCAAGGGAAGATTCAGACACAAAACAACCAGGCGGAAAACCGCGCGCTGCTCGACGTGGAAAAGAAAGTCCTGGAGCACGCAGCGCTGCCCGGCGCAGGAATGAAATAAATGGAAAAAACGAAAACGAATTTGAGATCGATTTACGGCGAGCCTTCGGCCGCCGAAGTGCTGGCGCTGGCCAACCGGCTGCGGGCGTTGAAGCTCTCTCCCGGGTTCCAGGACCTGCGCTTGATTTGCGAGCGCATTTCCAACGACGCGCAGGTAGGAGCGCGAGAGTTTGAAGGCTTCGATCCGCTGGAAGTCGTGAAGATGCAGATGCAGGCGCGGACCGCGCACCGCGTGACCAATGAGATCTTCGCGATGATCGATGCGGCAATTGCCAATGCGCAGCTGCCAGGCCTCTCGCTGGAAGATCCACAAGCGCCAGAACATGCAGTTCCAAATCAAATTGCAGGGAGTTACTGATGAACGAAGTCAAAGAATTTGAAGTTACGCTACCGGAGACCATGAACGCGGCAGACTGGAACCAGGCCATTGCCGAGGGCGCCGCGAAAGCCGGCGTCGAGATCCCGCGCGATCCCGAATCCGGCCGCTTTGTTGCAGCTGCAGCGGCTACGGATAAGAAAGAGCCGGAAGCCGACAAGATCTACGAATCCACGCTTAACGTGAACGGCACGGAGATGGTATTTCGCGGCAAGGACGCCGCGGACGTGCTGCAGCAATATTCAGCCGCGGTGACAGCCGCGCAGCTGGCTAGCGCGAAGCCCGCGGAGGTCAAGAAAGAAGAAACCAAGCCGGCATTCACGGAAGCTGAGCTGTTTGATATTTCTCTCGGGCTGCAGCAAGGAAAAACTGACGCACTGGATAAATACATCGAGAATTCGGGCGTGATCGGTCGCTATCTGGAGAAAAACGGAATCAGCATTCCCAAGCTCAAAAAGCAAACGGATGAGTCGCAGAAAAGCGAGATGGATAAGCAGTGGACTTCGGCTGCCAAGGATTTCATAGAGAAGACTCCGGACTTCCAGGCTACGGAGCAACACAACTACATCATCGGAACAATTCTGGGCGAGCTCAAGCTCACCGATAAGCCATCGGTCGATAGTTACGAAAAAGCTTATGAGCTCGCGAAAAAGAGAAGCCTTATTACTCCCGGAACGGCCGCGGCCGGCGATCCGCCTCCGCCAAAGAAAGAGCCAAAGTCCGGAACAGCAGTCGGCAATGCCGGCACGCATGAAAATCGCCAGTCGGCAATCGATCACGGCAAGAAGTATGAGATCGATCTCACCAGCGGCATCAGCATACGCGAGGCCAGCGAGAGTTATAACCAGCTCATCGCTGCCGGCGTGAAACCGGAAAACATTTCGTACAAACGTTAAATCGCCCCAACACGCGCAAAAACGGCGCGCGTCGGGGTCCCCTTAATGTCAGAAATCTGCCCTCCACAGATTTCTTCCAACTGAATCCCGCCCCCAACTGACCCACAACCTCAACCGTTTTTGGAGATACAGAAAATGAGTATGCTTCCGCCTTCAGTGCAATCAGGGGGCCTGGCGGGGTTCCCTCAGATTGCTTATGACACTACAGCGGTGCTCGAATGGCAGGCCAACACGCCTTTCATCGAGATGCTGTGCAACTTCAAACCCATGGCGCGGCGCTCCGGCCGTACCAACCAGTTCTATGGACAGAAGCCTCTCGGCGGCGCGTCAAGCGGCGTGAGTGAAGGCATTCCTCCCAGCGGCCTGTCGCAAAACCAGGTCACCGCGGCCGTCTATGCCGATGAGTTCGGCGGTTGGATGGGCATCAGCAATGTGGTCAACGCCATGTTCGTCAATGATGGCGTGACTGATGCATCGCGCAACCTGGGCAATAGCGCCGCGCTGACCGCGAATTTTGTCGCCTCTAGCGCATTTGACGCCATCGCCAACGGCGACACAACCGCGCAGATCAACCTGGGGGATAACGAGTTCATGCAGAGCTCCACTTATCGCAAGGCGGAAGCGCAGTTGGTGTCCAACAACGTTCCTCCGCGTAGCGGCGGAACATATACCACCGTTTGCTCTGCCTTCCAGAGTTACGACCTGATCAGCGACAATACCGCGGGCGGCGTGACCGATGTGCTCAAGCGCAGCGAGAGCGGACAGAAAACTCTGCAATACGGTCAGGTCGCGAAGTTCCAGGTCTTGGAGTGGTCCGGTCAGCAGATCGTGCGGACCAGCACGGTGCCAACCTATGCGAACTATCCGTCCAGCGGAAAGACCGGCTACGGATCATTCGTGGTTGGAGATGAAGCGGTGTTTGCCAGCGAGATCATGGGCTTCAAGGTCCCGCGCAATCCGAAGTTCCCGGTGATGGTGACTCCGCTCGAAAAACCAACGCTCGATAACCCGTTGCTGCAGACACGCACCATCGTCTCGCACGACTGGTTCCTCGGTGTGGTGGGCCGTCCGAACACCAACTCAACCCAGGGCTTCCGCAGAATCAAGTCTGAAGTCAGCGGCGTATAAAAAGATCCGGCGCTTCCCCCAAAGCGCCTTTTCACCAATTTCATGAACAGTTGCCGGCGCAACGCCACGCAACGGGGAAAAGAACATGACAAACGACGTAGTTAAAGGGCTCATCCTGGGCAGCGTGCAGGGAAACCTGCAGCCGCTGGTCCTGGGCGCCTCAACTTCTGAAGCCAGCTTTTCTATCAATGGCAACTCAGCGGCAAATCCGGTGATTCCGGCATCGGCCGCGATCCTGAAGATGCCGAGCACACAACCTGTTGTCGCCATTGGCACCAACCTCCCTCCTGTTTTTGTATGGGATAACGGACGGCCGTTTTTCCTGCAGGGCTGGGGCAAGTGCATCACTGGCGTCAACGCCACGCTCACGCTCAAGCTGTACCAGGTGCCGGCATCTGTAGTTGCCGCGGGCCTGGCTGCTGGTTCGGTGGCCGGATGCAACCTGCTGGCTACCACCACCGCGCGCGCCGTCAACACCACCACGGGCAAGTTCTATTTTGAAGCCCTGATTCAGTGGGACGCCACGACCGGTTTGATCCATGGCCAGTTCTCTGACCAGATCTCCAACCTGCTGGACGCATGGGCCGCAACCACGGCCGTGACCACAGCAACGCTTGCTGATAACGAGCTGAACTTCCTGCTCAGCGCGACTCTGTCTTCCGGCAATGCCGCGAACCAGGTCATCCTGCAGGAATTCGCTCCGATGCAGCAATAAAAAGC